GCGTTGCGCTCAGACTTAGCGTTCTTTTTGTCTAATGCAGTTTTAACATCTCTACGGGCTTTCATCAACCCTTTTACAAGTTTTCGTTTATGGGGGGTGTCTTTAAGAGGGGACTTTTTATATTTTTTTCCTTTTACGATTATGTGTTTTGCGGATGGCATCTTTACCTCGTTTAAATATGCTGGCTACCTGTGTCTTGCCCATGACTTTAGCTCGTTGTTCACCAACTGTTAAGATTTGTATTTTGCGCGCAAACGGTTTAGATACCTTTTTGACCTTCGCCACAGTCTTCCTGGCATCTTGCGGAGTCGCGAACGCAATACGTACAGTGTCCTTCGGATTTTCATCTGTGTACAGTCTCCTCCCTGATCCTTTTGGTTTTTTACCTGTGCCTACTTTTGGATCTCTTTTTTTCTTTCCCCCAGTAGAGACTTGTTTTCTCATCTGAGATCTGTTGATTACCATTAAATAATGCCAAGTGTTTTGTAATATTTTTTAAGAGACGGATTACCCACTCTTTTGTATTCGCCTTTACCTAAAGGTAAATTTAAATCAATAAAACTGCCTATATACCCGCCGTCAGCTGCTTTTTTTCTAGTAAATGTTTTTACATTTGTTGGTTTACCGCCAACGCCTTGTGCTTTTGATCTTTTTCTAGAGACAGCAGAACGTCTTTGGCCCTCTGTCATTCTGTTTGCTTTTGCTCTTGGCACACACTTAGGGTATTTTCTTTTAGCGTCTTTCTTTTGTTTTGATCGACCGCATTTTGCAAAGCCTCCACCTTTTTTCTTGGAGCCTATGTCTACCCAATCTTGTTTGAACCATTTGTCTAAACCAGTGTGACTAGGCATGTTAGAAATACTGAGTTACTTTTTTTCTATTAGGCATAACAGCACCACAACCTCTTGCAATGCCCCCATTTTTTAAACCTTGCGCTCTTAGTCTTTTTGTAGCTGCAACTAAACCACCTTTTGCTTTACTGCCACGAAAGTCTTTTCGTTTCACACCTGATGGATCTTTAATTTTACCCGCGCATATTTTAGACGCATACGCGTTTGCATATGCGCTCGGGTAAACTTTAAATTTTCTTTTAGCTGCTGCTTTTCCTCTAGGGCAAAGTTTAGTCATTATTTCTTTTTAACCCTTTTCTTTTTAGCCATGCCGCCACCACGTTTCATAACACGTTTTTTCATCATGCCACCACCCATAGCTTTTACTCTTTTCTTTTTAGCCATGCCACCACGTTTTAGCATTGGCTTCTTCATCATGCCGCCGCCACGTTTCATCACACGTTTCTTTTTGTTCATAGTGTCTCCTTTTTTAATTACACCTCTTCCTATAAGAATATCTTTCATGGTTGTTTTACCATCGCCTGATAGATCTGGAAAGCCGCCTTTCTTCATACCTTTTCTTACTGTTTGTTTTGCTCTAGCAAAGTTCGCTGCGGTAGGAGCACCTTTCGCTCCTTTTTTTCTCATTTTACCTCCACGTTTTCTTTTGGCGTGAATGTTAGCGTATAGACCGGGACGTGCCATTTCGATATCTCCTATAAGATTGTCGTTTTTTTACTGTGCCTTTATAATAATCTGAAGGCCAGTAATCATAATATCCAGTTTTGTTTAAATTGTCACTAGCTTTTTCTAATTCGTCAAAATTTTGTATAAGGACCATCATAAATTCGTTGTCGGGCTCCCAACTGTCAGTGTCTAAAAATTCTACTTCTTCTTCCTCGTCTTCATCGTAAGGATGAGAACACATTAAGTATATGTCTTGAGGGACAAAAACAACGTTGTACGCATGAATTACAGAGGCTAATTCTTCTGGCTCCATTCGAATATCATTGCAACCCACTATAACTATTTGTATGTCAGGGTCTCTGACCATTTCTATGCCTTTGACTATTTGATCAATAAAACTGTCATGATTGTGAACTTCTAGTATTCGATATTTTTTTTGCAACCTAGCCATGCGAGCATAGGGGCAAACAGGGACATCACCTAGATGTTCATTTTTTGGTTCTAGATATTTCTCAGACCATTCGAGAATATCATCTGATATAGTGTTCATACCTCATCTAATTGCACGTACCTGTTCTCACAAAAAAATGCAAAAGTCTTTAATTCTTTATCTTCTTTATATCGATGCATTTCAAATAAAGTATCAATCATCTCTACTTTATTGTCCCACGTATACTCTATGCATTCATATTTAGTATCAAACGATCTTATTGTATAATCAGTTAGCACAGGTTGTGGCACATCATGATACACCAACATGGCTGAGATTATCCAAATCATTTTTTCTTAAATATATCTACGCCCTTCAAACCGTATATGGACGCCACGACCCCGACAAAAAGCGTCTGGTACCAGAAAGGGAGATTATTAAACTGCTCAAAGAACATGTGCAGTTTCTGCTGTATGTCTGGATCCTCACTAAACACACTCCATATTAATAATATCACGGGCGCCGACACGAGAATGAGAACAAATTCGTCTTTCCATCCCTTGTCGTTTGACTGTCTTACGGCTGCCTGATACTCAATTTCGCCACTTGCCATTTTCTGTGCATGCAACATAGCTGCATCTGACTCCAACATTTTACGCTGCTGTCTATTTTTCATTATGTGAGTGCCAGCGCCTATTGCTAGTTTAACAACATCTAATATCATAAATTGTCCGCCTTCCATTGCTGCACATCAAACGATGGGCACTCTTTTTCACTTATTTCATTGTGTCCTATGATCTTTGCCTCAGGAT